AGGCGGCATGGGCGGCGGTGTCGCTCAGCCGCAGTACGTGCAGCCCCCGGTTCAGCAAGGCGGCATGGGCGGCGGTGTCGCTCAGCCGCAGTACGTGCAAGCGCAGATCGCGCCGCCGCCTGCAGCGGAAGAGCCGAAAAAGCGTCACCGCCGGACGAAAGCCGAGATTGCAGCTGACAATGAGCGGGTGCGGTTGGAGGCGCAGCAACCATCACAGCCCCCCGCCGGGCCGATTCATGACCGGCAACAGCAAGTCCTGCAAGGTTACGGCATGCAGGGCATGAAAGATATCACCGCTGAGCTCCGCCAGTCTCTTGGCGCGGCGCTCGAAATCGAGATCCCAGGGAATACGATCTGAAGTGATCGGACCAGAGATAAAGAGGCTAATGCACGTCGGCGGCCTCACAGTCGCCGACGTTGCTTTGTGGCTCGACGTGCCGCGAACAACGGTGCGGGATTGGTTGAACTGCGACAAGACCCCGAGAACGTTTAAACAATGCTATATTAAAATTAAACTCGCAGCGTTGAACGAAGTTATTGCAAAAAATAATGGTCGTGTTATACCGGCAAGCATTACGTTACGAAACCGTAAGGCGTATCTAGTGAAACTGCGAGTCGCAGCGTTTAAACACCACGGACTATAAGAGGGGATATTAATGAATATGAACGCAACTGACGATGAACCTAGTCAGATGTCTGCATTTTTGGGGGCCCGACTCGACGAACTCGTCGAAGCGGCGGGGAGCCGCGAAATACAAAAATGGATCGCGGGGTTGCGGAAGAAACCTATCGAAGACCGAGACACGCTAGATCTCAGCGAAGCATACATATACAGCCCTGACGTGGAGCAGTCGGAAACGCCGTTGGGTAGGACCAAGATCCTGTTTTCAGCGTGGTCGGGTCATAGCACGGAGGAAAATGGCATATGACGAACGAACAATTGGAAACGTTGGCGATAAAATGTGCGCTCGGGAACAACGGCGGCGAGTGGGCGACGCACTACAAGGAAGAGCACAAGATTTTTTGGCGTTCCTTTGTGCTGAGCATCGAATCCCTGGTCATAGATGCAGTGTGGGACGAAGCTCGCGCTGAGGGATACCAGGACGGGTGGCGAGTCGCTCAAGAACTCACGGGCTCTGACGCTTAGCGGTGCTATCTTTCACGGAAACGGGGCGTGCGCTATGCGCCCCGTTTTTCTTTTCTTCGTTGAACTGTTCTAAATCGACGAGTCTTTGCTTGATCTGTGCGAGGTCAACCCAGATTCCGCCTCTGTCGGTCATCTGAGCAACGAAGTTATTGCTTGACTGGACAGCCGCGCCCACACGTGCGTCAACTAAAAAGAAAAAGCCCCCGATTATAGAAGTAATGAGCCCGGCTGTCAGTGCGGCCGTCGCTAGAACCGTCGTAATTGGCGGTAATTGCTTCGCTTTTTGGTCGGATAAAATGCTTATAACTTGGTCCATTTTGCTTTCAACGCCGGTCATCCGGCGCGAAAGTTCATCGTAATGGCCTTCAAGCTGAATAATGCGCTCTTGCATAGGGCGCCCCTGCTGTAAGAGACTTGCTTTTGACGCCATTCAGGGTGCTCGTACGCCGATGCGTTGCGCTACGGGGGTCTTACCGCTAGAGTGCGCGCATTGACCGCCATTGTAGGGGCCCGGCCGTGGGTGTAACGGACTCACGACCGGGTTTTTGTTATTTGGCCCAAGTCTTGGTTGCGGTGTTTGACGCTTTGACCATGAAATGGTTGACGACGGCGCTCGCCACCGCGAGCGCGAGCCCAAGCCAAGGCCGCCCAGTCGTAAGCGACGACAAAGGCCCGCTGGGGTCAAGAAAACCGGACCCGGCGATAACGCCGCCGATTGCGGTCAACACATGCAGGCCCCCGGATACAACCTGATCAACCAATAGGCCGCCGCTATTCAGCGCTGGCGAGGTCGGGGCGGGCTCAACAGCGACCGGGGCGTGCGTCAAGATCGCTGGTGTGGTTGACGGCGTGTAAACGGTCCCTGCGCCTTCCGACGCGATTTTCGCCGTAGCGACGGCGTATTCAGCCGCGGCTTTCTTCAGCGCAGCCGCCAGTTCATCGGCGGGCTTCGTCGCGGCCGCAGCGCCAACGCTGTCTGTGGTGTGCGGGCCGTCTCCGCCAAGCGCGGTCCCGATGAAGTTGATTGCGACCGGCAAAAACGGGTTGCCAGTGACGAGCTTCGCGGCGAAGCCCGGCGCCACGAAAGAGGCGAGCGAAACAATCCGGTCAAATTCCATGACGGCGCCTTTCAACATGGGGGGAGGAACCGGCGAGACTGTGGCCGGTTTGGCTTGAACAATAACAGGCGCGACTGTCAATACGTCCGTGGGGCGGGCGCCTGTATTTTGCATTTTTAGCAAAGCCGCGTCAAGTGCAGCGCAAGTTTTGTCGCCTGCCTGCCCGTCAACAAAAAGGTCATGAGTCGCCTGGAACTGCCGGACGGCGGCTCGTGTATGACGCCCATATGAACCATCGACCAAGAGCCCAGCGCCCTGGACTTCATTAAGCGCGTCTTGTAGCCACCGGACGCCGGTCAACTGAGCGTCATTGGCGATAAGCGCGCCAATGGGCTCCGCTGTGCCCGCAACGCCGTCGATATCGAAAGCCGGGTCGAGGCCTCGCGCGAACTCGGGCGCGAGCTGAAGCAACGTCTTAGCCAAAGGCCAGCAACCGAGCTGCGCGTCATAGGTCGTGGGGCTCCATACGCCGTCCGCGACGTACTTGCCGCCGCCGCCCGGCTCTTTGTCATAGACGGTCGCGCCCGCCCACAAATAGCCGGTCCTGCGGCCGTGCAGGCGCGGGCCGAAGCCGTTCCAGGCTTCGCACCGATACAAGAACCATGGCATGGTCCAGCCTTCGGGCCCCGGCCTGCCGACATGATCATAAGTCGTGGCGTCAACAGCGCCGTCTTCCCATGCTCGAAAGGGGCCCCGTCCTTTCGGAACATGCGTTGTAACTCTGGTGTAAGGGTCGCCGTTGCCGAGATAAGTGCTGAAGTCCGTTCCCGATTCTCTGTGATTAATAACGGCGAGCCAAAGCGCCGGGACGCCGCAACGCGCCGTAACATCCAAATATCGTTTCGCGTTCGGTATGATCTTTTTTCGACAAACAGAAAGGATAGCCGCCGACTTTTCCGGGCTCGTATACTGGGCCCGTGCGGCTAAGGCTTCGTATTCTGCTTTTACAGTGCTGAACGTTACCTGCATCTTACCCTAAGATTTGAGCTGTTATTCCAGGCGCATTACGCTCGTACGCGACAACTATGAGCCCGGATGTGCCAACCCCGGACGCATAGGAAGCATACTGACACCGGGCTCCAGCCCCGCCGCCGTACAAGCCGCCCACGGGTGAAACGCCTGGATAGGCTGGACCGCCGCCGCCAGATCCATGCGTAGCGTCATATTGTGTCCCGTCGTCACCGGCGGCTGTGTACCCCCCGTCTCCGGTCCCCCCAAGAGCGGAGCCGCCGTAGCCCCCCGTGACTTGGCCGTCGCCCCCCGCTCCGTGTGGCCCGGCGGCCCCGCCGCCGCCGCAGTTGTGACCGTTCGCGGAGCTGGCGTAGTAATGACCGGCCCCGCCTGAATACGCATTGTCCCCGATGCACTCAGACGCCTGACCACCCAGAATTTCGTAGTCACCAAGCCCCGTGTCCGCGTCTTTCCCGCCTTTGGCTCCTACAGAGCTTGCTGCGAACGAAGCCCCATTGAACCAAGTGTCATTGTCTGCGGAGGTGCTATTGCCGACGTGGATGATCACGCTTGACGACGACAGCGTAATGTTTGTTTTGATCGCCCAAGCCCCGCCGCCGCCGGACCAAGCGCCGTACCACGGCGTTCCCGAGTTATAATAAATAGCGCTTTCGCCACCGCCGCCGATACAGTCAACAATATTATTGGAATTTTTCCAATCTGACGGCCGGGTGAAACTGGAACCGCTAGCGATAAATATCGTGACCCACGCCATTTTTAAAACCTGGTTACTGTTACGGCCACAGTAATTCTTGTGATAGACGACACACTGTCAATGTTGAACCGCAGTATGTCTCCAGCGGCTATGCTTGTAGTCCAGCCAACCAGAGCTGTATAATTGTCCTTGGTTGCTGAAGAAATAGTCGGCTTTGCCGAAGCGCATATGGTGTTGCCTGAGTTCGGCGGGTAACTGCTATACGGCGCTTTCCAGATGTCCAGAACTAATGAGCCTGTTTGATCTGCAAGCATAGTCACGCCCGTGATCGTCGCCGCGAACGGGACCGTGATGTCCCCTTGGATTCCCGTGGACAGCACAGAGCCGTTGTTGTCCCGCACGAACATGATGTTCGTTGCGCCGCTGTCGGTTGACATGGCGCCGGTAGACAGTCGCCGGACAGCGCCCGCCGTGGACAAGGCCTCGATCCTGTCGGACGCCGCGAACCGCGTCCCGTTCGTGGCGTCGGTGTGAATGATGTATCGGCCGCCCTGGACCAGCGTCAAAGCGGACCCCACGCCGTTGGTGAACGTCAGCGTGTAGGCCCCGCTTGTCAGGTTTTCAACGATCGTGAAACCCTGACAGGCCGTTGTGATTTGAACGTCCCCGGTCAGCGTGCCGATGAGACGGACGATTAAGGTCTGCGACTCTGCGGCGCTGAGTGTGACATTCGCGTTTGTCAGCGTTTTTGTGGTAATACCGCCAAGATTTTTATCAATAACGGCGAATGAGTTATCGTTTAACTCGTCCCCCCAAGTCCCTGACTCTGTACCGGTCGTCGGAACCGAGATGCCTTTATACGGCGTTGTGGGCATTTACTTTACGAATCCTCCCTGCGCGTATTTGGATTCTTTGAACACGTCAGAAGCGCGCCGCCCAAGAGGGGTCAAGGCGAAATACTCCCGGTCGCCGTGGTAAAATGATCGCACGTAGCCCGCCGCCTCAGCGTCCTGCACGCTGTGCATAAGCCTCCGGACGCGTCTGTCCGTGGTTTTGAACGGTTCGTGCTTACCATGCGCCCAGTCCATGAACGCCGTTACAGGCGCTTTATCCTTGCCGAGCCCTTCGAAGAACTCACGAATAGACTTTGACGCAGACACAGCGTCCTGCGCCTGCGAATATAGCGTCTCCCGGCTGATGTCGCCGCGCTTGAACCACTGCGCCAAGTCGCTTTCCGGATGCACAAAGTTTTCGGCGTTCTTCGCGCCGAAATTCGTGTTCGCCGCCAGTTCGCGGCCGTTTTCACTCACCGTGCTTTCAAATCCAGGCGTCGCGGGCCGCTCTTTCATGTGGTTCGGGGCCACGGGCGCGCCTTTGCCCGGTTGCGGAGCGCCTTGCATATGCGCCCACGGGTCGCCGTCCAGGCCAAGCGCGGCCTTCTCCTCTTTTGTCAGATCGCCGATTTTGGGCGCCTTGCCCGAACCCATGCCCCCCAGTCCGGAGCCAAGCGTAAGCCCCGCGTCGTTTAAACTGAATGGGGCTTTCCCAGCCATCATGTTCCGGGCCGCGCCCGCCGTAATCCCGGCCGTGCCAGCCGTCGCCCCGCCGAGAAGCGCGCCGATCCCGGCGGCTGGAGCCCGCGCGCTCACGTCGCCCACGTCCGGAGCGATGGGCGACAGGTACCCGGACAACGCGCCTGCGCCGGTCGCCCGGCCCATGGCGGGAAGCAAACCGGCTTTTGTCGTCGCGCCGAGCGGTATCATCGCCCCGGCGAAACCGGCCGTCTCTGAAGAGTCGGGGAAATCCTCTTTCCCGGCCAAAACGCGTTGCTGCGCCCGTTGCCGGTATCCCTTGAACGATTGGTCCGGCTCGTCCGGCTCATAGCTCCCGGCATAGCGCCCAGCGCCCTCGATATAGGGCCAAAGGCCACCAGTAGCGCCCGCCGCGAACGACCGCCAAGCGGCTTCGTTCTTCGACGGGGGCGGCGGGACATTCGCCCGCGCGGCGACGCTCGCCAAATCGAACATCGGGCTTTCCGGCTCGACAGAGCCGCCAGTGGCGTAGCCCTCATTGAGTTCATCGGCCGCCACAGACGTCAAACCGGGAAGGGCATACCGGCGGAGGCCTGCGGCGGCGCCCCGTTGGATGGCGGAGTCCGACAACAGATAGCGCCGCGCCAGATCGAGGCCTCTTTCTGAGTACACAAGGGGCACGCCTACGCCAAAACCGGCGACCGGCGCGAGATGGGCCGGAAGCGCGCCTGACAGAATGCCGAGTAGGAAACTACGTTCCGGCGTGCCGGAGTCCGGCACCTTTGACGGCAACACGTCCTTGCCAAGCCCGGCGTAGCGCTGCATCAGAGCTTCACCGCGCGCCACAGCCCCTTTGCGCAAAGTCGGGTCCATGGCTACCGCCGCAGAGCCGAGTTGCGTGGGCGAAAACATGCCCTCATGCGCCAGCGTCGCCGGGTTCCGGCTCGCCGCCTGGAAGCGTGTAAACATCGCATACGACTTGCTGGCGTCCTGGTAGTTGTCCCACCAGCCCGGATTCTGCCGGTTGACGGCCCGCTCCATGGCTTTGCGATAGTCGCCGACGTAACGCGCAAGGCGGCGCTGCGTGTCGGCCGGGTCCGCCATCTTGCTCCGCTGGATCTCTTTCGCGGTCGTCAAGGCGCCCTGGACCTGATCACTCGTCAAAGGCGCGCCTTGGCCCCGCGTTTTCGACGCCGCGCGCATGCGCTGGTTCGTGATGTTCGCCGCTTCGCGCTTCATCTGGCTATAGGCGTCGTCACCCAGCGTCCGCCGCACCTGCGCGTATAAGCTGCGCACATCTTTGTTGAACTGCGCGTCTTTGACAAAAGTTGTGCCTTGGAAAGTGCGGTCGAACGCCGTTCCCAACGTGTCTTGCAAGTAAGCGGTGGCGTCATAACCTGACTCTATTGCGTCAGGTAACTTGTATGGCTGCGCGCCCGGAGGTAAACGACGGTTCAAGGGCTCTAATACCTGATCCGCGCCGCGCCGATAGAACGACTCCATTGACTTCAGCCGCGCATCGCGAATGTAGTCCCCCACGACGGGCAACGACTGCAGGATATCTTCCGCCCGCTTCCCGAGGCCGCCCGTGATCTGTCCAGGCGTCATTTTGACCCCGAGCGCGGCGAGCTGGCGCGCCTTGTCCGCGACAATCGGGCTTATGACACGCGCCCCGGTTTCGGTCGCCGGGCCAAGCACCGCGCCGGAAAGGGCCCCGATCCCCATTTGCCCGGCCTTCGTCTGCCAATACGCCTTCTGGTCCTCGGGGTCGGCGACAGGTTCGGCGGCGCTGAAAGCCGCCCCCAGGCCTGCGCCACGGGCGACCGCGCCCACCATGGACGGCGCTTTGGAAAGCCCCTGAAGGACTTTCGCCGCCGGGAAAGCGGTCGCGGCGATATTGCCCGCGAGGCCGGGCACGTCCCACCCATCGGGGCTAATGCCCGCCTCCTGACGGGAGGCCTTCTGCAGCGCTTCGGCTTCGGCCGCCTTGCGGTCGGTGTAGGCCTGCGCGGTCCCGGTCGGGTCCAGATGGGAAGCCATCTGGGCGACGCCAAGCACCGGTTGCCCTGCGCCCTGGAGAAAGCGGCCCGCCTTGGACGACCAGAACGCGCCAGCTTCCGGCTCCTCCGGAGGAACCGATTCCGCCGCGTCAGGCTGTTTAAACGGCACGCCTCCGAATTCGTCCATCTCGACGCCGGGCGTTCCGGCCCCTTCGACCGGAACGCCGCCGAACTCGTCTGTCATCGCCATCTTTACGGCCTCACATAGAGTTGCCCGTCACGAGCGTTGCGGTATTTGGTCCCGGACGGCAGAGCTTCGAACTCCGCCTTGGTCGATATGGTCGGCGGCTGGCGCGGAGGCGAAACCGTCGCGGGCTGTCCTGCCCCCTGGTCAACTGCGGCTGGGGCGCCGCGACCGGCATAGCTTTGCTGCACGCCAGTCATGATCTCCCGCGAACGCCCTGACCCCGGAAGCCAGTCTTTGGCCGCCGGGCCCATGACTTGCTGCCATTGCACGTCAAGCGCGTCTCTCTGCCCCTTCATCAGGTCGATAGCGGACGACAGCGCCGCTTTTCGCTGGTTTGGGCTGAAATTCGGGTTAAAAGCCTCAATCCAACGGGCTTTTTCAGCCTCAGAACCAACGCCCGCTTCTGACATGAGGCGCGCCAGTTCTTCGGACAAACCTTGCACTTTGACCGCGTAGTCACGGATTACTGTGTTGTCGCCGAAGTTCTGGCTTGCCCAGTTGCGACCGGCGTTCAACGGGACGAACTTGCCGCCGCCCATCTTTTCCGAGAGTTCGAACGCGCCGTGCAAATGTCGCGTCGCCGCTTCAAGGGCGCGGGCTTTTTTGCCCATAACAGAGCTGCCCTTGACCCAATCGTCACGGAATCTGAAGCGCGTTTCTTCATCCGCCGGGCTCCAGGTCCGGTCGATCTGATGCGCGCGGAGCAAAATCGGCTCGCGAACCCGCGCCGGGAGCTGCGACAGACGCAGCTTTCCGTCTACAAGTTGCTGCGCCTGACTGTCGAGCAAGTCCATTTGCGGGCTCTCGCTGACCGGGGCGCCCTGCGGCTGCATGAACAGGCCCTCGCCGGTCCGCTGGTCATAGGTCACGAACTGCGTCTCACCCGTGACAGGGTTGACCGCGTGCATGCCCGCGTATTTCGGCACCCGCGCCATATCGGCGAGCACCTTATATGTCTCCAAGTTCAGCTTTTGCTGATTGGTGCTGTGCTCGCGCTCACCTTGCAGCGCCGCAGTCGCGCCTTTGGCGGCCCCGCTCAGGAAGGGGCCGTTCATGAGGCCGAGCCCGATACGCAGGGCGCGTTCACGTTGTTCCGGCGTCCAGCCCAGCAAATCGGAGCCTGGGCCCTCTTTTCCGGGCCCAATGACTGGTTCAAGCGGATTCCAGCCCTTGGCCGGGTTTTCACCGTTGATCAAGCGCTGCAGGAAGCCAACGTGCTCTCGTTCCTTCGGCAAGAGCTCTTTGGTGGACTTATAGGGCTTCTCCGTCACTTCGGGCGAGTCACCCGGCTTCGCGCCTTGGCCCATAGCGCCCTTGAACCGGTTCGTGACTCGGTTCTCAAGCGTCCGCTGAATATCGGGGTGCTTGCCGACGTTCTCTGCGATGTAAGTTCTGAAGTCGTGGCCGGTGTGCGCTTTGTCGATCGCTGTCAGGTTGCGCAGGAAGTCGGCGGCCTTGTCCTCCGATTCCGGCGAAACGCCCGCCCACGCCTGCTTGTAGCGCTGACCGGCGCTACGCGTGATATTCGATCCATGCTGAATGAGCCGGTCGCCCATGTAATCGCGAACGCGCTCGTCAGTGAACACGTCGCGCGGGAGTCCCGCGCTGTTCAAGTGAGCAGCGCCAGCGCCAGCGACGTATTTGTTATACCAAGCGTCTTCGGCTTGCTGCAGCCCTTCGGGGTTTTCTTTAGCGATCCGCTGCCACTCACGGGCGAAGCCCCAAGGGTCGCTGACCGGGTTCGCCCGGAACCCAAGAGCGTCGCCGTGGTCGCTGTAGAAGTTCGCCGCGCTCGACGCATTTTGACCCTTGGGCGCGTGAATGCCATAGCGACCCATGGACGGCATGCCACCCGTATCGCGCGCCACGGAGCCCAGCCGCCCTTCAAAGCCCAGCCGGGCCGTCATAGGCGTGGGCTCACCTGTAGCACTGTCAACTTCGGCCTTGGGCGCAGGCAGACCTGCGGTGTACGGCGCCTGCGCCGGAACCTCCGCCGGAATCTCGGTCGGCATGCCAACTGACTGGGGTTCGCCGACGCCGGGGCCCGCCATTTGGGTTCCAGCAAGTTGGGCGGCCGATGCGCCTAGTGAAGGCGCATCGGCGTCCTTCACCGGCGGCGACAGCCAATCATTCAGTGCGTCTCCGACGCCTTCTGACTCTTTGCCGTGCATTGACGGGAACAGCCGTTCAAGCACCGTGGCGCCAAGGCTTTTTCCACGGGCGGCTTCCTCCGGAGACGCTCCTGGCTGGAGCCCGATAGTTGATCCCAGCGCTCCGGGCGCAAGACCAAGTTCCCGCATCTCCGGCCGGGGCCGGGAGGCCTGCGACGCAGCCATGCCGAAAGGCGCGCCGCGTGTAAACGTCGTGGCCGGCGCATTAGCGGGTCCGTTGAAAAAGTCGCTGATAGCCTGACCCGTTACCCCGAAGCCCTTGTTTTCGAGGCCTGCGCCAATCCCTTCGCGCTCCGGAACGTCCCCGCGAGGCCTCCGGAGCCCCTGGCTAAACTCAGGGGGCGTCGGGTCGGAGGCCTCCGGAGGAGGAACAAGCCGTTCGTGCGTAGGTAAGCCACTCTCGACGGCGCGCTCATACCGGCTCTGCGCCGCTTCCTCCGGAGTCAACGAACCCGGCAAGCTTGGCGCAGACGGCAAAGCGTCACGGCCCGCCTTCAAGGCGGAGGCGTAACCCCGCGCCAGTTCACCGGCCGCCGGAAGCAGGCGGGGGGCAAGCTGCTCCAGCACGCCGGGCCGCGCGGCGATCTCTTTCCGCATCTCCGCCGCTTCCTCCGGAGAAAGGGAGTTCGCTTCCGGAAGGATTTGTTTAAACGCCTCCCACGCGTTATGACCGAATTCGGCAGTCGCGCCGCCCGCCCCTGTCAGGATGTTGCGAACTGCCTCCCGGTTGCTTTCCGGCGTGCCGAGCCATGCATTCCGCAGCCGGTCAATGGCTTGACGCCCCGGCGTCATCACATCGGGACCGGCCGGGTCCAACGGCAACGGCTTCAGCGTCGCGCCGGTGCGTCTGTAGTCGGCCCCCGCGAAAGTCGGCGTCCAGCGAGGCGTCTCGACCTCCGCTTTGCCGCCAGCCAAAGGGGGCAAAATTTCGTCCGGCGTCGCTGGCGCTGGCCTCGGACCCGCCATAGGCGGCAACGGGTCGATAGGGTCCGGCGCAGTTGGCTTGACGCCTGCGATTGGCGGCAAGTCACCCATGTGCATTGAATCGTAGGCTCTGTGCGCGTCAACGCCGCCATTCGGAAGGGGCTTGAACGCATAAGGATTCCATAAAAACCGCTCGTCATGGGGCGACGTGTCCCAGAAGGAATCCGAAGGGTCGCCGCCGTCGGCGAAGCCCCGCCGCATGCTGTGCGCCATCTCGCGCGGCGTGTTCTTCGCTTCACCGGCCATCATTGCCCGGACAGCATTGACAGCGTCTTCGTCGCCCGACGCCGCCAAACTAAACAGGTACCCCCTGTACGGGTCGCCGCCGCCGAGACGTTTAAACGTCTCGTCGCTTTCGATCCGGCTTCCAGGCCCGGTTGACTCCATCAAACGGCTCGCCATGATTTCGCGGTCGTGCCGATCCTGGTCGTGGATATACGTGCCCGCCCACGGAACCGCGCCTTTCCGCTCCGGAAGAGGGGGCGTCAACACGGCTTCCCGGCGCTCCGGAAGGGGAGGCGCAGCCTCAAGCCGACGGAAGCCCCGTTCGGGTAAGGGCGGCGGGGTTTCGTTGCGGCTCATGCGCCGCTCATACGCCGCCGGGTCAACGGTTCGCGCCAAATCTTTCAGGACGGGCAGGCCTGCGGTTGCGTACAGGTCGGGAATGCTCAAAGTGTCCGCCGACGCCACGTCACCGCCATCGGCGAAGCCGAAAAACGAGCCGAGATTGCTTAGCGCCCCCATAGCGTTTTGCCCAAACGAGCCGCCGTGCGTGTCCACTGCGGCGCCCCAGCCCCCTTGACCTGACGAGTTGACAAGCTTCTCCGTCCAGCCGCCAATATTTGACAGGCCCTCCTTGGCTTTTTTGCCCGCCTCCATCCACTGTTTCATTTCGGCGGCCGGGTCCGAGCGCTTCTGTCCGCCGCCACCGGACGGCGCCTGCAACTGCGGCTGCGTGTTCCCTATCGACATGGGCTGGAGCAGCGACGCCCACGGGTCGCGGCCGGTCTGCGGCTGCGCCTGACTGGGCGCAGCGACCGCGCCCGGCCACCCGCCAGCGGCGAACCCGTGCTTTTTGGCGGCGTCCGCTGTCGCCGCGTCATAGTTGACCGTCTTCCAGCCATCAGACTCGCCGACAGCTTCAGGATGCTTTTCAATCACTTCTTGAGCCATCAGGCCCAAGTGGGTCATGGGGTGGCCCTTGTAATTAAACGCGTATATCTTCTGACCGTCGAAGGTTTTACCGATAACGCGCTTGTTCTCTTTCAAATTTTCGTCGGAGAACATGGCGAGCGCGGACAAGGCCATGCCAGCGTATTGCGCCGCGCCTGGATTCTCTTGCGTTTTAGAGGTGCCGGTGGTCGTGCCACCCATCTGGCTGCCGATACCGGACGTGATATTCGCCAGCCATTGCGTCATCTGGGCGGGCCACATGGTCTGTTCGCGCGCGTTCGCCGACGCCGCGTCGTATTCAGACTGCGTTTGGCCCTGGAGCTGGTTGCCCGCGCCGATCAGAGCGCTGAGCTGACTCATGTCCATGCCTTGCCCAGCTTGGGCGAGATTGCCCACGCCGTATGCGCCCTGAAGCATTTGCGCGTTGTTTGCAAGCGCCGTTTGCAACGCTTGGCTGTACCCCGCGTTTTCGAGGCCTGCAATAGTTGCGTTATTCTGCTGAGCGAATTGACCTTCGGTCAGCGCCTTCTGCAGCTGCGCCCGGTTGCCGCCCTGCGCATTTTGGGCGATCTGATTGCCAACAACCTCCTGCAGCTGCTGACTTTGCTGCTGGCGCGCATTCGCCATCGTGGTGTCAATGACGTTTTGCGTGTACGGGGACATGAACTTGCTGATGTCGGAGACGTTTAAACCACCTGCGACATTAGCCGCGGTCCCAAGCGCGGCTGACATTTCCGGCGAGTATCGGCCCTGCATGCCCGCAATGCCCTCGAACCCCTGCGTCTGGTAGGGGTCGAGCCCCGCGACGCGCATAGCCATCGCGGGGTTGTACTGGGTGTTGCTCGCCACGCTTTGCGCCTGATCCAGCACATTACGAAAGTCCGCCATCGCGGTTGGCGTATTCGTCTGCGTAGATGAGGTTTTTGTCGAGCCGCCCATTTACTTAATCTCCGGTTTTACCGTTATATAGGAAATAAACCCCCGAAGGTTCACCTAATCTTCGCCGATACATCTTGACTTTAGCGGCGGTTCTTTCATTCGAAACCACCCCAATTAATAACGGTAGGCCCAATTTTGTCGCCATATTCTTGGCGAATTCGATCAAAGCCAGCGCATTCCGGCTTTTCCGGTGCGCTGGCCGGACGTAGGCCCAAAGCTCCGCCAAGTGATCGTTTCTAGTATACCAGAAACGGTTGAATGCTAAATGGATTGCGGCTTCGACCTGACCGGGGGGCCCAATTACCGCAATAACCGAGCCTTTGCCCGCTATCGCGTCCATGGCCCCTTCTAACATCAAGTCTTCATCTAGAGGCATTATGCCGTTTTCGGCATGTAACTCTCGGCCCAAACGCAGCAAATCCTCTAAATCGGTTGCAGTTGCTACGCGTACACTGGGCAACGGCTGGACGTTGCTTTTCTTCATTTTACCGGTCCTGGTAGCTTTTTGAGCTTCTTCTGGTATTTATCTCGCACGTGCAAGATGAATTGATCCAAACTATCGTGACCCGCTTGCGCGTCGCCGTCGCCAAAGGCGACAACGTCTTCGGGATGCACTACAAATTCACCATGCGACAGGTTCACGTCAACAGCCGGTGGTTCTCCGCCGTCAGCAAAAGAGCCGAATTTCTTCGTCCGGCTCCCGTACGGGCGGCCCGGCTTGCCGTTCGACCTCGGGAACATGCTCTGCGCGAGCCGCAACCCCGCGATGGAGTTGCCGTCGCCCAGCGCCGCGATAGTGTCGGCGGGCAACACATGCGATCCATGCGGCACCGCCGTCGCAAGCTTGTCTGAACGGCCGGTCGTCGTGCCCACAAGGGCGCCGATCGACAGTTTCGGCGGCGATTTGATGCGCCATGGCACGTGCCCGATAGCGGGCGGATTCACGGTCGGACCACCGCGCCCGAAGTCGTTGTCGTGCTCCAGAGCCCGGCGAGCGACCTCCAGGGCGGCGGCGACGGCCTGCTTGTGCGGGCGCCCGGAGCGCACCATTTCGGCGATGTTCTTGGAAACGGTCTTCCGGCTCGCGCCTTTGGCCAGCGGCATGACGGGGCCCTCTATCCAACGTTTACAATGAGGTAATCGAACGTCTCCGTGCCCGCCGCCGCATTCCCGTCCGCCGTCAAGACGATGAACGAACCGTTCGCCTTCGTGACATAGAGGTGCTTTGCGCCTGACTGGAGCGTCCCGGCCGCCGCGTTCGTTGGCGTCAACGTGATCTTACTCGTCGTTTTCGCATTGGCGTCCGTCACCACGGTGGACGCAGCCGCGCCGCACGAGAACGAACCCGAAAACGCGGCCAGCGCGAAGCGCGTCAACAGCGTGGTGACGAGTTGCGCAAGATTGGCGTTCAGCCCGTTCGCCTGCGCCAGCATATCGTCTTGCGAAGCCATTACCCAAGCCCTCTCCCATCCGGCGCATACCGAAACCGCACCGCGCCCAAGCGCCAGAAAGAGCCGGTGTCGTTGCTTTCAACGCGCATCGACACTTGGCGGCCCCGGAAACGCGTTTCGATCCATCGGGTCGTTGACGTGACAGTATAGGGGCCAAACGCCTGCGGCGTCTGACCCATTTCGTCGATAACGTAAAAAGTCACCTGCAACTCTGCATCGGCGACCCCGTTATAGGGGCCCCATTTGAAGTCGGGATACACACGGTCAACGAAAACTTTCTGTTGACCACCGTCAATGTAGAAGTAGCCTGTTTCGAAGTAAGAATTTATAGGCGACCCATCAGCGTCAGCTGTATTTTCGTGATAATAGATAAATCCGTCATTGGTGGCCGCGATAGGGTAATTAAAGGCGTCTGAATCGCGCCACGCTGACCGCTGCAGCGTTCCTGTATCCCACGCGTTTTCTTGTATGTTGAACTTGGCGTACTTGTCAGGGTACGTTAACCCACCAGAAGTTGAGGTAAAAAAGAAGAAAACTTCCGTGTGCGCTTTATTAACGCCAACATGACAAAGGGATGCATAAGTTTCATTGAGGTCTTGAAAAACAAGGTCCCAGACGGGACACTGTAATATGCGCGGACCGGCGTTGTCATAAATGAAGAAGTTCTTCTTCCCCATCCAGTATACAGTATCGGACATTTTGCCCCAGGCGTGCTTCGCAATAATGCCCGCGCCTTCGCCTACTTTAACCATGTTAAAGACTAGTGATGACCCGATATACGAGCTTATCCATAAGTCTTTATCAGTCCAAAGCAGATTGCGTTGCTGCGTAGAAGCGCCAGCCAAAATGGCGGAACCCGAAGAAAGCCTATACGCGCCCGCCTGATTACCTACCCGCAACGTCCAGTCGAAAAAATTGCCCGCATCACACCAACGAACAAGCAACGGGTCGTGATATAACCCAATCATCGCGTCTTGTGTCGAGCCAAATGCAATAACAAATTGCTGCCCGGTCGATACGAACATACCAGTATTAAAAGGAGGCGCACCGGATACTATAGAAAGATTCGTATAACCTGACGCTGGGCCCCAATAATAGATGCCGCCGCCATCGGGGCACGCCATTAGTATTTCGCCCCAATTGTCCAATGACCAGTCAGTCGCGCTTATCTCCGTCCCCGTTTGCCCCGTGATCGTGGAGCCCGTGCCGTAGCTACCAGAGCCGTACGTGCCGGCGCCATAGCCGCTGGACGCCGCCTGCGGGCCGATGGCGAGGTGATACAGATAGCTGGCTTCGCCCCCGTTCATCTCTGTCGCGGCTTCCGTGGAGCTCGCTTCTGAGCCGCCCGTCACCGTGAAGGCGTCTGCGCTTGTCACGCCTATCACGATATAGCGCCCCTGCATCGTGACGCCACCAACAGTCGTCGCGATGGGGAAAATGATATCGTCGTCAATGGCCAGCCCGTGAGCGGTCAAGCCCACCGTGACCGTTGCAGAGCCGTCTGTCGTAGCGAACGTGGGCACCGCGCCGCTAGGAGACGTTTCCGTTGACGTGGCGTTAGCAGCCGCTGTGATCTGGTAGCTGGTGCTGCTAATATTTGCCGTGGCTTTGTACAAGCCAGACAGAATTAAACCACCGATAGCGATAGGCGTATTAAAGTAAACGCTATCGTATGCCGTTATATTGGCGACATCTGTGTCAATTATAGTGACTATAGGCGACCCGCTTACCGTCGCTAGATTAATAGCAACGCTTGTCGTCAGCGTTTGTGGCGTTACGCTACTATACGCGCCGTTCGTTATAATATCGACATCGGTCGTAGTCCCCATGGCGAACCGGGTATTGCCTGCTAAATCGCGCCACGTGTGAATTGTTTTCGGAACGCCGTCAACTTTAGAAGAAAAAAACTTGGTCCAGCCGCCGATTTTCTGAAAAAGCGCGGACTTGAAACGCCCAAGCTGCGTCTTCGAGTAACCGGCCGTGTTCATGGTCTCGGTTATCTCGACATTCAAGCCCGGTATTAGCTTCGTAATGGCCCAAGGCATTTTTATACTCTATCAGTTCGCGGCGTTTACACTGGCTCGCATGGCCCAAGTCCCAGCCGCATAGCGCTTCCGCGCCTCTTCAGAAATCACAGCCGATAGCAGCGACGCATACACCCCCTGCCACGACACAGCCAACTTAGGATCGTCCGCCTGGGCGCCGTAGTTCTTCATCCAGCCCGCGACGGCGGACATCGCCGCCGCCAAAAACAGGTCCGGCAGATACAACGAAATGAAAGTCTGCGTGTTGCTCGCGCTAAGGGGCGAAGGGCGGACGGTGCCGACGACTTCGAAACCTGTCACGTTCGACGTAGCCCCCGCGCTAGGGGCGAAAATAAGCGTCTGATCATTGTCGCGGGCGTAGTACACCGGGACACCGGTTGGCGTCAAAGCCGCCTCACCGGGATACAACTGGTCTATGAACTCACGGCTGACCGGCGTCAAAGAGGTCGAACGAGCGCCGCTGACAAAGAGATTGACGCCCTCGATCACCACGAACCGGCCGTAAGTCTGCGGCAACGCGGCGGACCTCACACCCGCCGACACCACGCCAGCGGGATCTCGGAAGACAACGCCGAGCAAGTCAACGTCGCGCAGGATCTGTAACTCCGCGTTCTGAATGAACGTCGGAAGCATGGCGACGAAATCGGCATTCGTCTCCGTTATTGCAGCTTCCTGCGCAAGCGCCGTGACGAAGGTGGCGTACGTGTATGACATGTCAAAGTCACCCTGTCTGGGTGCACCGCACCGCCGCCCCACGGCGACAACGTGAACCCGTCGAAATGCCGAAACCACTGCACATCGGCAGGCAAGCCGTCCGGGCAGCTTGCCTGTTTCTCCGCGACAGCGGCTGCTTTCACGCAAAAATGCGCTTCTATTTCATGCATTACCATAAGCTGGACCTCATGTAATGGTGAACGACAACGAGCCTGAAGGGATCTTCAAGCCGTCGCCGATGGCGACAGATTTCGACGTTACCGACGCCGACGCGTAGAGCGTTCCACCCGTTATAGCAGAGTACACGGCGAGATAGTTGACCGTCACGGCCCCGGCGGCGTTCGTTGTAAAAACGATATCGGCGTTACTGGTCGCGGTCGCGGTCGCCGTGCTCGGAACCCCGGCCGTCATATTGATCCGGTTCGACGAACCAGTCAGCGTCGAAATGTTTTCAGAGCCCGCGCCCTGCGGGTCGCCGTTATACGTCGTGATATAACGCGTAGCCACGGCTCCAGGGGTAGTGTTTCCCGTAAGCCAATTGAGCATCGTGGCGGATACTGTTGCGGTGAACGCAGCCATTTTCTACACTTTCTCTTTATGCTGAGTACGTTATAACTATTAATCCTTGCGCGCCCGAGCCGTTAAAGCCTATATATGCTGCATCGCTATACACCGGGTCACCGCCAGAGCCGCCACCGCCGCCGTACAAGCCACCATCCCCGCCATTCCCCGCAGTCGCGCCTACTTCGAACGCCTCATTGCCACCGCCACCGCCGCCACCGCCCCCAGAGCCGTGCGAGGCGTCGAAAGCCGTGTCAGAGCCCCCGTCGCCCCCATTCCCAGCCGTATACGGGTCAGAAGAATGGACACCGCCGCCACCGCCGCCGCCACCACCAACGGTCCCTGCGCCACCGTTACCGCCATTTGCATCAACGCCCGCAGCGCCCGCGCTTCCCGCCCCGGCCCCAGACGTGCCGTTACCGCCATCGGCGCCCGCCGCCGTACTACTTGAGCTGTTCGCCCCGACACTGGAAGATCCGCCATTGGAACCCCCGCCGCCTCCCCCGCCGCTACCATTATCAGCACCCGAGTTGCCACCGGCCCGGCCTATGCCCGTAGGCCCGCCAGCGCCACCGCCCCCCGCGCCGCCGCCGCCGTTGTCGTCGCCGCAATTACCACCTTTGCCTCCTGAGTACTTTACATCGCCAACACCAGATGAAGACGAGCCGCCGTTGCCCCCAGTGACACCAGTCGTCCTTACGCCACCTTTGGCCAGACAGCCATCAGACGTGCTTGTGGGAGCCGAATTAGTGTTGTATCGCGCCCACGTATCGCCACCGTTCGTCTGAGCGCCGCCACCCGCGCCAACGTTCAAATACAACGTGTTGCCCGCCGAAACTGTAATAGCGTTCGTGGCGCTATAGGCCCCACCACCGCCACCGCCACCGCCTGCACTGGTGCCCGTCGCATCGGTGCCGCCACCGGCCCCACCCCCAATGCACTCAACTTTGAGCTCAGTTACGCCTGTCGGGATTCCCCACGTACCGGCGCCAACAGTAGTTATGAACTCAACTGTTGCCGCGCCCGTGATTTGCACCGCCGCAGACATAGCAGCGGCCACAGAGAAACTTGCGGCGGCTACAAAATTTTGCTGCAAACTAATAGTGAATGACGCGGAAACACTAAAAGTTGCGTCATAAATAGCGCCAGAAGACACAACTACATCGGCAGACATCGCCGCAGAAACTGAGAACGCTGGAGACACGACGGCCGATAGAATCGGTGTCGCGGTCAACGCGCCTTGAACTGAAAATGCGGCTGTAGGCTGGAACATAGCGGACGGGGCCGCCGACATAGCGCCTGCAACTGCGAAAGCAGGGGCTATGTGCTGCTCATAGAACAACGTCGCGGAAAAACCGGAAGATGCAGAGAACGCCGCAACAGACAGACGCTCAACATACGTAACCGCTGACATGCCGCCTGCAACCGCGAAAGCAGGAACCATATTAAAAAAGCCCTGCGTCGCCGCCACCATCCCCCCCGTCGCGGAAAACGCAACCGGAATTAGCTTCCCGGACTCCAAAGTCGCCGTCATGCCCGCCGTTGCGCTGAAAGCGGGCGCTAGGCCGTAACTAAGCCGCAATGTCGCCGCCATGCTGGCTTGCGCCGTGAACAGATGCGCGACGCCAACATGCGGGCGGAGCGTCCACATCGTGTACTCGTCGAGGGCGTACGGCTCCGGAGACGGGAAAGGCACGTTCTCGGGATCGACTGGGAATGACACCGTGCGCATGAAAGCGTGCGGGAGGTCGTAGCACGTCGGGCAAACGAGCAAGAGAGACTGGGCGGAGCCGCCGGGGTTCGGCCGGGCCTGGGGCCGCAAGTCAGCGTGATCGAACACCATGCCGCACCGGCCGCATATGGCGCGCATTTCCGGCTTGAGCGGGTTGTTGCTGGCGCGCGAGAAGAACCGCCGGGTCATTCTTCGTCCACCGTGTACGGCTCCGTGCGCGGCTGATTGACGGCCGGGGGGTCTGCAGGTATGAGCACCTGACGAAGGAAAATGGACGGCTTGTCCATGCAATCGCTGCAGACTTGCAATCGCGTATTCAAGAGTTTAGCGCCGCGCCACTGGTGCTGCCAATCCAGAGCATAAGCATTGTACAGGCTACCGCAACGAGAACATATCGCAAAGGCCCTCGGGTCCTCGGGGTCTACCCGCGCTTTTCCAATAGGTCTGTACGCCAAGATTCAACCCCATCTGCGTAAGAAAACGTTAGCCCGGAACGTGTTTTTCCGCCATTGGCACAAATGAAGTTAATACGAGACGGATGGACACCGGTAGCCCGCGAGGCCTCCCGCCCGCTACAGAATACATCTCCGGTGTTGATAAGCAACACAGGTCTTTTCAGAGTGTCAACGCCGCGCTTAAGCCGCTCTTTGTTATTAGCTCGGCGCGATTCAAGCGCTAATGCTATAGTAGCTATCTTGGCCGCGTCTATAGAATCATCATAATAAGCGAAAGAGTACCCCCCTGTTTGTGTCTGGCGTCCAGACAAAACTTCACTTATTGATTTGCAACGGATGCCGTAATGCTCAGCAGCATACTTAACCCCCTTGAATAGTTTGCCGTCGTTAAGACAAATAACTTCGCGGCAATTAGTATCCCTGTCTATAGCTGCGTAGCACTGAGGACTCGGCCGTTTGCCTCTATTTTGTAAAGACATGCGGAGCTTGCGTTCGTCGGTCCACGACGCGTTTATTCTTTCTATAGTGCGGGCTCGTCTTTCAAAGGTCCACGCTACACCAGAACAGCCTTGGCCACCGTCTGCGGTATTGTAGCTAGGTTTTAAATTACGTATGCTATCTTTTTCTCCTAAAAGAGCAGCATCATACGTCAGGTAAACGCCAATAGTTTCGAAAAAGAACTTGTTTCGCCCGTACTTACGAATAGCCCTATGAAAAAGAAGTACACTCCCGTTCTTAGCCGCCGAATAATGCTCTAACTCTCTTTGCCGAAGCGATTTCTTGGTTACGCCTATATAAAATTTACCGTTAACTGTGTTAGTAGCTTTGTACACAATCGGCATGGTGCCTCCATTTCTCTATCTGGAGGCAGCGTCTAGCATATACATTAAAGCCGGGCTACAAAAAAACATCGGGAGCATGCGGAAATACCCCTGAAGACCGGGCGTTACATATATATTAACGTCTTCCTGATCTGTCGCACTAGCGAGCAAAAGGCGCTTTTCATATAGGGCGTCCAGCTGCTGTGGCAGGTTAGGACGCTTCGAATCTGGGTATATGAGAGATAAACGAGCAGCAAGCCCAATGTGAAACGCGTCTAAAAACCTGTAAGGAGCGTCTAACGTCTGCCCATTCACCGGAACTACATCTTGCATCTGTCGAAATGTTACAAGATTCAACGTGTACGTATGCGCAGAGTCCGGGGTGAAATATAGCTTTATCGTTGGTATCGGCGTTTGCAGGTTCACCCAATACGAATTCGGGAAGCCCTGCTGAGCTTTATTAGGTATCGCCGCATATTCCGCAGCGCTCATAGCCGAAATAACGCGGTCTGTCGTGTCTGATCCGACAGTTATACTTATGTACGCCGTCGCAATAGCTATAGTCCTGCTTGTCAGATTATAGCTGTTAAGGCCGGTCGCCAGCGCGATTGTCTGCGTTTCAAGCGCCCACTGGTTCGGATTCCTGTTCGAGAAATCCACCATAATCATGTTCGCCTGAAATGACGCGTCCACGATATGTTGCTGCGAAATGTCCGTACGGCGAACACCGCAAATCCCGAGCGCCGCCGCGAAGACTTCAGCGGCGGTCGGGTTGAACGCGTATGTGCCTGACGTTGTCAATGTCGCGCCCTTATTCGTCAGTCTCCAGCCAAACCAGCGAGGCCGCCAGATCCTGTCCCGGCGCAATCGGCGCGCCCGTCAAGCCGATGTAGGTGCCCGGCGGCACAATCAGTTCGCCGTTGAAATAGTGCACCGCCGACACGATGCCCGTACCTGGAGTCGCGCTGTCCTGCGAAAACCCAAGCTCGAAACCAAACGTGGTCGCAATCGTGGTCGCGTCCAGGGTGAACCGGCCCCGGTTCGACGGCGGCTGACCGATCATGCCCGAAACAGGCGCCGTCTCCGTGAACGCGGAAATAGCCGCGCCAGTCGCAATATTGGAGCCCGTATTGATAAGGTACGATAGCCCAACACTTGTAATCGCGGGGGTCGTCGCGTCAGTCTGACCGAGCGATAACTTGACAAGCACAAGATTACGACCGGAGCCCTTCGGGTTCCACAGCCCGAATTTCTGCGCCGTGGCGTTGTAAATAGGGACCGTTACACCAGCATATGTAGTTGACCCGACAAAAACGCGACCGGCGAGCGTCATGGCCGGGAGGTAGCCGGGTTGCCATAGATTAGACATATTCTAAACTCCGATGCCTTGGATGAAGCTCGCGCGGATTTCGCCAGTCATGCCAGCGATGTTTAAACGTATTCCCGTCACGGGAGTATCAAATCTGAAACGTTTCGTCCCGTCCTGCCCGGCCGGGGCTTCGTCTGCGTATGACCACCGCAGATCAGCAGGATTGCTAACGACAAGGTCGTCAGTCGTGAACTCAATTCCATACGCAACGTCACCGCTGACAACGTCAACGAAGACAGAAATTTCAAACGGAATCTTCAAATAATCGGCCGCTACGGGCGCTTGCCCCCCAAGGACGACCGAGCCTGCTTTGTATGTCTGCCTGACGATCATGCTCGATCTCCCAATAGCGAAATGGCGCCGCCCGTCCAGCTAGGCGGCGCCACTCGCCAAGGCTGCTATTCGCATAACGACCCCGGCGAAACCGCTTGCCTGGAGCGCGTTTAAACAGTCTTGCCGGCCGAACCGGTCCGGCTGCAGGCGACTAATTCACAGTCGCGCCGCGTCCACTTGCCGGGCTTAGCACTCGCCGCCGCTTCGCCGAAGACCCCTCGCACTGCTATAGGGACTCCCAGAAAAGCCGCTGGACAGGGCCGAACACGCCCCGCCCTGCTTCCGATCCGCTCTTGGCGCGACTTTCTTCCCGCCGATCTTGCCGATGGAGCCTTTCTTGGCCTCGGCAATCACGTCTTTGTTGCCCCCGGTCATTTCCGGGGTGACGGAGCCGCCCTTCTTGTAGACGCCCGTCTTCTTGGCTACGGCCGCCAAATCGGCCTTGGTTCTGCCCTTCACGGCCGAATCTCCTTACGGAAGGATCTGTGCGGGCGCGTCAACCACTAAGGAAACTATCTCCCAAGCAGAAGAATTATTTACAGCGGAAAACTCCACAGAAGCAATGTGCTCATTATCGTCAATGACGACAACAGAGCTGCTTCCAACGCCTATTACTCTGTATTCGGCATCATGAGTCCACTGTGAATCCGTCGCACCCGCGCGCTTAATCCTAAAGTCCATTACAACTGCTCTTTACGTTATGGCTGCAGTTACAGCGAACCCGCCAGTATTCCCGGAGGTCGCCGGGCTATTGGCAATCAGAACATTCGTTTCAGCCGCCGCCGTCCAATGGCCTGCGCCATAAGCCGTGCAACGGTCGAAAATGATGTACCCATTCTGACTGTCGTGATTGGAGCACACCGCTGCCGCAGTCGCCGAACTGGTCAAGCCCATGACATTGATGAAGCTGCACTCTTCAAACGTCAGGGTGCGGTTGATCGAATTCGCGGAAGCCGCATTGACGAACCACGGGCTGGTGGCCGTCGCGTACATCGGGAACTTGCACCGCCGGAACGTATTCCGGGCCGTCTCGCCAGCGATGAGCAACGACGCGTTCGCAGCGTCGCGGGCGGTCGTGTCGAGGCCGATAACACAGTCCTCGAACAGATGCTCGCCGCCGCCATTGAGATACAAGCTATAGCTCGCGGCGTCATTGGCGCCTGCACTGGAGCCCGTAGCGCCCATACCGGCGAAGTGGACGCGACCGTACCAGTTACGCTCGCCCGTGTCCGTCCACAGCTGGTCCGCAGCGCCTGAAGCCGCGATCCCCTGGTAAATGGAGAAATTGGCGAAGATGCAACCCGACGCGGTCACAGTGACCAACGGGTTGAGCGCGGTGGTCTGCGTGGTCAGATGCGAGATCCTGGCGCGCGAGCTATACAGCGTCGGCGCAGTGAGCCCGATCAGATGCGTCGCGTTCTTGCCCCAGGTCAACGCCGCCGAAAGGCGCTGCGTCGCCGTCGCGGACCCGTCGCCAACGATGAACACCACATCGTTCCGCCCAGCCGTGCACTTGCTATACGCGAACGCCAGCGTCTTGAATGGAAACTCCGCCGAACCGTCCTGGCCATCCGAGCCGCGCACGTAGTCAACGAAGAAGTAGTTGCCGGTGAAAGGGGGCAACGCGCCCCCAAACAACGGGATTCCGAAAGACGTGAGTCCGTTCGGGAAGTTCGTGTAAACCATGCCGCACCTCCCTTACGAAGTCGGAAGACTTCCATAAATGCACCGAGGATCGTTGTAGAAGAACCCGGCGCGCTGATACCCTTTGACCAATAGGTTGTCGGTCATAAAGTCAACGTGCATGTCGAGCTCGAACGACACACGGTCAATATGGACAAGTCCTTCCACGTCCGTTTTGATGAACCAAGAAAAGTTTGACGTGAAGTAGTCGAACACTTCAAAATCGTGCAGGCCGCCCGACATAGTGTGGATGGCGTTCACGTCGTTGTTCGCCGTGCCGGGGCGCAGGTCCGTCTTGATCAGACGAATCGCCACGTCTTCAAGCGCAATCGGCACGCACAGCAACCGACCACGGGCCCGAATCTTCAAGCCTGCCTCGTTGACGAAACCCGAGCGAATCTGCTTCAGGCCTGCGATCAACGTAGTCTCGTTGAGATCCACGTCAGTAGACGGGCGGTTCGCCCAGGTTGACCCGACAAACGGCGACACCTCAGTAAGCGGGTGCGACGCGCTGCAGAGCGACACGCCGTCGCCACCAATCGCTGCGTCGTACGTGCCAGCGGTGTTAAAGATGTTCGCAGCCCGAATTTCCCAATAGTCAGCGAACGACTTGGCCAAGCCAAGATTCATCGGGTTAAAGTCGGACTTATAGAGGTTGTCGTCGATGGCTTTACGAGTAATCGCATAGCCAAGGCCCGCTTCTACCGGCTCCATGTTATAAATCCAACGCTGACCTGCGTTGTTATCAAACAGAGTCGGCGCGCCCTCGTCTTTAAGAGCGGCGAGCGTCATATAGCGAGCCTGGACAGTGCGTTCAAGCTGCATTTTAGACTGAATAGTACGGAAAACGCGCTTCCACTGGGGCTCAATATTCTTGTACTGACCCGTTACAGAAGCAAGACCCGGCAAAAGAAGGTCACGCTCCGCAGCCAAATTAATAGCCATAACTCGCGCCCTCCCTTAAATGCCAGTAATCTGCGCAGTGTTCGCGGACACTACGACAAGATTATATGCTGCGCTGTCGTCTACACCGTACGTGCCAGCTGGCGCGTAATCGGACCAAAGTCCTTCGATGTGCAACGGAAGAGTAGCTGTTACAGCGGCGTTACTAAGAGCGCCGCCCGAAACACCTACAGAGCCCTTAACAGAGCCCGTGCCAACAGTAATATCAGCGTTCAAACCGACATCGGCAAACGCTGTTGGCGTCGAGGCCGAATAAGTCTGGATGACAAACAGGGGGCTCGGGAAGGTGAACGGGATGTAATAGCAAGTCGCGTCGGCCGCGGCGTCGTTGCCCGGCCAGAACGAATTCTGTGTGGTGCGACCGAGCGCGGTCGATACGTACTTCGCCGCCCAGAAAACCCCGACAGCGTAGCTTACAGGCTGCGCGTTAATCCACTGGGCGACATAGCCCGTGTTCACGCGAATCAAGAGGTCGCCGCGATAAATCGCGGTCGTGTTGCCATGGGCGATTTTCGCCGTAGCAAGTTGGAAGGTTGGCTGCGCCGCGCCGTGGATACCCAGCGGGCGAAGGCCGAACGGTGCGTTCGTGTTCGCCATTTCATACCATGTTGGGTTGCTCTGGCAGCTTTCAACGCAACCCGGCGCGGGGGCGGAACGGCTAGCCTGAGTAGTGCGCCCTCAACGCCGAAGCGGAACAGCGCGTTTAAACAATTCCTGTCCGGCGCCAGCGCGGCGGGACAGCGGGACTTCGAATATTACAGGGCCCCCGAGGAACTCAAGGGCCCTCCAGCTGCATAATGTCACAAATCCGTATCGGCTGCAATCTGCAGCTCGGGCCGCCATGCGGCTTCCGTAGGCTCGATAGTCCTGCGAAGCAACGTATGCTTCTCCGCTTCGGCAGTGTGCGGGTCGAAATACTGGGGGTTTTTCGAGTTAACACCCCAATTGTTCTGACGCATCATTAACTGGTCACGCGCGCCCCGCTCGTCTTCCCGGCGCGCCTGTAACGTAAGGCCAAGAGGCCGCTCCATTAATATCATACCTTCATGGCGCACTGCCTCATCGGGTTCACCTGGGTAACGACCGGGCAAACGGCTGTTGAGCACTGGGCGCCAATGGCCGTTTGACATCAACTTTGACAAATAGGTCGTCTGTTGCTGATTATAAACGAATTCTGACTTCCATTCTAGGCTATAGCCCTCAGCCCGGACTTCTTCAAGAAACTCGGCTGGGAGCTCAAACGGGTCCATGGACTCGAATGAGCGCCTGACCAGGATATTCCCGTCTCTGTCAGCCACGCCTTCGAAGTCGGCGCTACGATCCCTGCCGCGTGTCTCTTCGCGGGTTTTCGCCCGCGCCTCCGGACGCGCCGCCTGCGCGGCGATCTGCCGTTGCATGGCCATAAGGGCTTCGCTCTGCTTCGCCTGCGCGGCCGCAAGCGACTCCATAGCCTTAGCCAGCTTATCTATCGATTCTGACGCAGCCGGAAGCTCATCGGCGTCTTCAAACGGAACAAAAGCCACTTCGGACTCCAATTCTTCCACCACGGGCTTCTTACTACGCTGCTCCTGCGGCTTTTTCCACGGTCCTTTAGACACCCGGCCCCCCACGATACTTATCCTTGCTCCAGAGTAACCCGGATTTCTTGGAATTTATCTCCAAGATGCCACGGGCGTAAAGAGCCAAAGCCTCAGCTTCTGGCTTATCCGAGTACAGCGCAATAGCTGTCTCGCGCTGTTCCTTGGTCAGTGCGACACGATTCGTCTTCGGAGTCGGCGAACCGAAAGTATTCCGCGCTGGCGGCGCAGCCGGAACGGCGGCTGAATGCGCTCTTGGCGGCGGGGGCGGCGCTACGGTCTTACTCACTTTGTACCCCATCTGCTCATCTAAAACGGCGAAATATTCATCAGTGTCGGGCGTCAACCCCTTGATGACCGTGGCGTAATTATGCGCCACTTCAGCCATTTTCGCCCGCTTCGGGTCTTTGAATATATCGTCTTTGTGTTCACGAAGCCACACTTGCGACCGTGCTGTGAACGCTGCGATCTTGTCTTCAACTGGATCGTCGGGCTCGTACTGTTTAACCTGCGGTTGGGAGCCTTCAAGCTGTACTTTGCGCGACTTGATCTGCGCAGCGGCGGCTGCACTCTCAGAAATGATCTTTTGCGCCTTGGCGAAGGTGTCCCAATCCTGACCCGCCGCCGCCTCTTTCATGGCGTACTCGGCTTGAGCTATGTCACGCTCGGTCACGGCCAACGCGCTATCCAAGGCGGCGGCGGCCGCATCCCTGGAGTATTTTTCATGCTCTACAGCGGTCTGCGAGTACTGGCGCGCTTTTTGGACCGCCGCTTCCTTCTCCGCCCGCACCCGCGCCAGCTCAGCGTCTCGCTCAGTCTCCCGCGCCTCGTACTGCCGCCGCATCACCTCGTACGGGTCCGCGTCGCCTGCGTCGCCGGGGGGTGTAACGCCACCCGCGTCAACGTCAACAACCGTCGCGGCGCCCGGAGGCGGGTCCGCGAACCCGGACACAGTGTCAGCGGTTATTGCGCCCTCCGCGCCTTCCTCCACAACAATGACATCGGGCGCATCGTCCACGGCGACGCGCGAATCCAGCCCGTCGCCCATCTGTTCCGCAGCCGTTTTCCTTCGTCTGGACATCACACCCCCTTACAGAATTACGTCAGGATTCGTAGTTATCATCTTCACCGAAGTGTCGAGTGAGTATCGGCAAGCCACACCGTTCAGGCCCATCAGCCTAAGATCTGTCGGGAAAAAAACGACCCAGTCGCCTATTTTCGGCGTATACAGTTCAACCCGCGCCGAATATTGAGAAACAAGCCGCTCAGCGCGAGCGTATTTCTCATACCCGGTATCTTTTTTCTTCGGTATCAGACCATTTAGCCCGTCCAAATACTCATGCGCAAGCCGCTCATCTGAGTACGGATCAACCCACGCGTATGGACCCTTGAACCGGAACGCAGACGGCCCGGTTTTCACAACCAAGCCGACTTTCGACTGATAGATACTCTCTTTGAGTGTTTGGTCAGCTTTAATAATACCGTTATTCATCTCCCGCTCAATGTAAACAGCGAGAAGTATATCATTCCCCGTCAACGTGAGAGAATCTGTAGCATCACCAAGAACAGAAAGCATCTCTGCTTTTTGGTCTTTGGCTGCAGCAAGCTGCCTGATAATGTCAGCCTTGAAAAAATTGCTCATGTGTTGCTGGACCTCATTTTTTCTATAACTTGCGTAGCTATGTCCGCCGCATTCTGAAGCCCGTTTAGGTGGCCTAAGGCTTTTATGTAGTTTTCGTAGTCCACCCCGGCGGCCAAATCTTCAAGTAATTCTTGCCTACGCTCAGCAAGTAATTTGATGAACATTTGATAATAAGCGGTTTCCCAGTAGCTAACGCTTACCATTATTTATTCCAAGGGCGGAACGCTTTGACGTAGTCAGCGGACGGAAATACACCCGTGAACCGACCAACACGGTCATCGAGGCTCCAGAAAGCCGGGGGCTTCTGCGCGGGGAACGTGATATCGGCAAGCACATTCGCCGCCTTGGTAGCGATTATCGCTGGGGCAAACTCGTCTTCCACATCGCGCGAAGTAAACTCGTCAACAAGCCAACCAAAAATGGCCCGCTTCATAGCTAAGACACCATCTTCATCTTTGGAGCGCGACGAGTACACGGCAACGTCGAAGCCCGCCTTCTGATAATCCAGGATCGCCGCCATAGCGCCCGGAACAACCGCGTCGCCGACCACGGCGACACCCTGCCACCCGGACGAATACGAATGAATGACCCCGTCAAAGTCGAGGCAGACGATAGGGTTTACCATTATTGAACCTTTTATTCGTAAGAAATACCCATCAACCGGCACGCACTGGACTTGACTATGGACGGGTAATCTTCAGGTCTGAGTTGATGCAATGACCCGGCTTCCAGGTCACTTTCTGTTATAAGATACTTATGCGGATGACTAATAAGCGGCCATGAATTTTGCATGGCCCTCATTAGCCGGTCAAAAAGCCCGTCACTGAGTAAAGATGCATCGCGAACATAGTAGAGATAGCTCGCACTAAGCACCCAAGCTACAATAGACTGCGGCGCACGACCTATGCTGTTTAAACACTCTTGGTCATGCACCGCAGTCATTTAGTCGCCCACCGTCATTGTTTTGATATTCAACGCCAGCTTCGCCAGTTTTTTCGCCGACAACCACCCGATGAAGGCGCCGTTGACACGAAACAAAATCGCCGTGTCCAGGTCGCGGGGGTCCGCAATATCGACGACCACCAAATTCGCGGCGATGTGGCCTTCACCGGGATGCAGCGTCAACGCGTCCAGCACTTCGATTTCATCGACGACGCCGTTCATACCCGGCCCCCGCGTTTCCGGGGTCCGGCGACGCCGCCGATTCCGGGAGGCATGCCGCCTGGGGGCGGAACAGGCATGGGCGGCTTCCCTGCGCCAGCCATCGGGCCACCGGGAGGCATGCCGCCAGGGGGCGGAACGGGCATCGGAATCGGCATGGGCTGGGGCGCGGCGGCGCCGTCCTTGCCGACAATGATGTTGATGTTCGTCGCCGCCTTTTTGGCCCGGCCGCCGCGCGCCCGGTTCAACGCGTCAGGCTTGACCATGGACTTGACCATGGCGCGGTCCTGCGCGGCGTCGCTGTGCACGGACCCGCCCGAAGCATAACCAGGATGCTTGCTGGTGTTCTTCAACCCCAAATGACCGAAACGGGCGTTGTGCGTCCGCTCCGCCTGCGCCTTGATCTCTTTCATGACCTGTCTCCAATCCACAAACCGGGCGCAAGCGGCGCTTGCGCCTCTATTTCGCCAGTCGCCCCACGCCATTCAGGCCGCGAAGAACTCTGAGGCGCCAACAAGAATAGCGCCCTTCATCCGGCGCAGGCTGAAAAATCTGGCGTCTCGGCTGCGCCGACATTCTCTTGTCGTTGCGCCAGAACACCCGCCGCCCGAGCTCCATTTCCCGCTGAATCCGGGCGTCGCTGTCGCCCTTCCACACCCGGTCCTGAGGCCTATGCCTGCCCATCGTCAGCCCCTTTCTCCGCCAACGCCTTCAGGCCGCCCGGCCCGGCGGGCGCGTCGTCATCCACGAAGCTGCGCGCGACAGCGGCGGCGAACTTTTGAGCCTCAGCCTCTTGAAGCAAGCCCGAAACCTGCAACCGGGCCGCCATGTCGGAAATAGCCGCCGGGGCCGTTTCGTCGGTAATTTCCGACGCCTTCGCACCGGCCGCATCGTTTAAACGAAACGGCTCGTGCTCGGGCGCAGTCGAACCGGACGCCTCCCACAACTTCTGCCGAAGCCAGAAGCCCGCGAAGTCCCAAATGCGCTCGACAGCCTTCTTCCGGGCGATCTGCCGCCCAAGTTCATCGTTGAAATTCTCCGGAGACGCGCACGCCGACTCCCCCGTCACCGAGAACCCGTTGTAAAGCGTGATATTACAAATCGTCTTCGTATTGAACGGGAAGTGAAAATACGCCTCCCCGACGATCATAGCCTCCACAAAAGCTGGCGTGATGCGGGGGGCTTGCGGGTCGAAGCCGATTGCTTTGCACATTTCTTCAAAGTCGGACATGCTTTTTCCTATTGCTGGACGTTAGCCCCCTGTTCGTCACCATAGCCAAAAATAGCGGGGGCCATTGGATGAGTAATAAGCGCCTGCATCAGACGCAAGTATTCAATTTGCTTCTCACTGGCCATTTTGGCCGATTCCGTCTCGACGCGAGCCTGAATGTCCGCCCGCTTGACTTCATTCAGCGCCATGGCTTGCTGGTGCTTCAGCTGCGCGACCATTTTGGACGCCTCGGCTTTGACAACGTCTTTGTCAGGCTGCTGAGGCTGCTGGCCTGGAGGCATAAGCAGGTCGTCAACGTCGTCGATCTGCATCATGTTCAAGATGCGCACCACCACTTTGCGCGGGTCGAACACGCCTGCGGGCGTCTGTTGCGCGACCGTGCCCAGCGCCACCGCCTTCATCAGCCGGTGCACGTGGCTCGGCGTGTTCGGGTCCGACCGGGGCTGCAGATTGTAATTCCGCAACGCCTGCCGTATGACCTCAACCGTCCATTCCGGCTGGTTCGGGTCATGCGCCTGGTCCTCGGGGTCAAGCAGCGACTCCGGGTGACGCCGCAAAAGGTCAACAAGCAGTTCCAGCTCGGTCGATTGAGCCGTGTGCAAGCGCTTGTGCACCGCGTTCAGAACTTTTCCGGCTTGCTCGATAGCGGCGAGCATAGTCCCGACAGGCACGTCGGCGGAACCGTTGGTCGTCGGGAGCTCCGCAGTCCCGGCCAATTTCTGCCCGGCCTGGGCGATATTCTCCGCCAGAGCCATCAAAGCCGGGTCAGGCCCTTTGTAAGGCAACGGGATGACCGCTTCAGAAAGCTTGACGCCGCCCGGCACGTCCACCGGGGCGCCGCCGCCGGGCGGCACGCGGAAATTGTTGTTGCTCTGCTTGGCGCCATTCTTGGCGTACAGGAATCCAGGGAAGTTCGAGAACATCCCGGCGTCCAGCAAGAGCCGCCACGCGCCCGTGACCGCCGTCGCGGCGTTGCCAAGGATCTGCAAGAGGCCCGTGCAGTAGAAGCCGAACGTCGGCGCGAAGCCGAACGGCACGAAAGTGCGCCTCCGGGTGAAGTCGTCGTCGCCCTCCTCCCAGTCGCGCCGGATCTCCAAAACCTCCCGCGACGTTAGATCAATCGTGACCTTGTAGGGCAGGGGGAGCCCTGTCGGCTTACCGTCCAGGTGATGCTCGAAGCCTGGAAGGTCAATGTCCGTATAGACCTCGTACAAAGTGCGAGTCTGGTCCTCCGGACGGGTGACGTTGAGATCAATCCCGTCCATTCGCGCCTTCGCCCGCTGAAAAGCGTCAAGATTGGCGTCCGGCGTCTGCAGCTCCACATCCCGATACACGCCCGTGATCTGCATGCGTTTAAACGTCACGCGCTGCATCGGGATAATATGCGTCACGCGGGGGGCGGTCTGGATGTCCGTTGTGCTGTTGGCGACAACCAACTGCTCAGCGTCCACCATCTCGGACACCGGGCGGCGGCGAAGGGGGCAGTAGTAGACCTTTTTGAAGGCCATGCCGCTGTAGCCCACCATGAATAGCAAGCGATCGGTGTCCGGAACGAACTCAGTGGCCCTTTTGACAAGGTACCGATTGACGGAGCGCTCCAATTTTTCGGCAAGGGCGTCCTTGACCGCCGTTTGCGACCCGTAGACGGCGATCTTAGCCGGGCCCTCGCTCGGAAGCAGCTCGCCGCGCGCGTTCGCCTGGAAATGAAGGCACGCCTCCGCCAAAAGCGGGTGCCGGACGGTCGCCATGCCCTCCAGCGGGGCCGAACTGGACGCCAAGTCGCTGCGAGGCTCCTCCACCTTGAACCCAAGAAGCTTGATCCCGGCCGCGCGGGTGTGCAGCCACTCCGCCGACGTGCGCCGGTCCTCTTCAATCCCCTCGATCAGGTCTGTCGCAACGTTATTGAGGGCGCTTTGATCGATGAACTCGGCCAAATTCGCGTTGTGATCGTCAGAAACAGCCTTCGAGTTGCTGTTCCGGGGCCCGAACTCGATAACGACGCCGCCGTCGGCGCTATCAATGACCAACGCGTCATTTTTCGCGTCGAATTCAACCCCTTCCGGGCCAAAAGCAGGCGGGGGCGTCATGTATTTTGACAGATCAAACGCCGCATCGGTCATAAAGCGCACTCCTAGCACGGATAAAGCGGGGCATCGTCTCTCGGTATACCCTCCGGAACAACGTTCGCCGCTTGTAATTCTTCTTTATGCTCTAAATATCTGCGTTCGCGCAGCCACCAAAGCCCCTGCGTCATGGCGTCGGTCAAGTCATCGTACTTCGACGTCTTTTTGACCGCGTTGAAACCGGCCATTTCATCCTCAACCGTCAGCGCCCAGGCGCGATCTGGCCTGTATATCATACCAGCGCTAAACAGATGCTGCACCCGGTTTGCGCGAACCGTCTTGTCAGACCGGCCGGGGTTCACGAACTCAATCGAAAAGGCCTGATTGAACATCATGCGCTGCAATTCCTGGACCACGGTTATACCCGACGCCTTCGACTCAACAAGCAGCGTGTCAACCTTGAACCGCTTGCACGAGTGACCAATCCACTCAATCAAGCCCCAGCTTTCTTTCTGCCGTTCCAGGAACAGTTTCGCGTCTTCGCCGAACTCGCGCTGCAGTTTCGGCCCGCGCAGGTCCAGGTGCTTGCGCCAAGCTGCGATCAGGAACACACGCGGCGACCCGTCCGGAAGATAGTTGACACCCAGCACAACAAACCCGGCCGGGTCATTCCCCTCCCGCTGAGTATACGCGGGGTCGCAACTGGCAATGATATAGTCGAATGGCGGGTAGCGGCCGTCTTCCGGCTCCCAAATCTTCCACCAATCGCGTTTAAACGTTCCGCCGCCACGAGGCTCAGGCCTCTGTTGATATTGTGCTGCCACAGCAAATTCGCCCATCTTCAGGATCTCTTCGACCCCTTCGGGCGGCACGCGCTCGGGCCAATAGTTCTCCCCATCCTTCGTGCGCGGGTCCGTCCAGCCTATTTTCGTCGGACCCACCCGGCCGGGCTCGTAGAACAGGGGAATCATCAAATGCTCATACGGAAGCCCGTCAGCAAGGATCGTGCCAGACACATCGTCTTCATGAACCCGCTGCATGATGACGATAATGGCTGACTTCGTCATATGATTAACGCGGTTCGTCATAGCTTCCTTGAACCACCGCACCGTCTCTTCCCGAATAACTTGAGACTCTCCCTCTTTGATGTTGTGTGGATCATCACAATTACTGGCAATAATGAACACAGAGTCTTGCTTGTCGGCGACAGCCATGCTATGATTCCCGTCTATCGTCAAACAGAAGGTTTCAAAAGCATGACCGTCACCCTCGACGCCGAAAACGGCCCCGAAGTCTGGAGAGAAGCCACTGGCTTCCCCAACTATCTGATTTCCAACTACGGCCGGGTCTACAGCAAGCCCAGAACCATCGCCCGCAAGGGAAGCTCCCCCGTCTATACCGACCGGGATAGAAACTCTACCACCGCCCACGCGATCAAACGGGAAGGCCGCTTCCTGAAAGGAACCCCCAACGACGGATACCCCCGGTTCACGCTTCGGCGAGACGGGAAGACGCAATACGTCTTCGCCCACCAACTCATGATGCTGACTTTCGTCGGCCCGGTTCCCGAAGGGCAGGAAGTCCGCCACCGCAACGACAACCGCGCTGACTGCCGCCTTTCCAATCTTGAATATGGAACGCGGGCGCAGAATATCGCGGACTGTAAAAAGAATGGAAGATGGCGCAACGGCGCGTCTCATCTTGACGAAAAAGCCGTTAGAGAAATTTTCTCTAAGAGAGACACCCATACTGCAATCAGTGTCGCGCAAGAATTTAATGTTAGCCCTAGCACAATCGAAAGTATTTTTAATGGCCGAACGTGGGTTCAACTCGGTCTTACCACAGACACAAGAAAACCAAGAACCAAGAAGGGCTCCTCGCACCCGAGGCCAACTGCCAAACTTACGGCGGAAGAAGTTCTCGAAATCCTTAACGCTACCGGAACACCTACTGAAATCGGTCTGCGCTACGGCGTTAGCGGGCAAAACGTGACCCATATCAAAACCGGAAGAACCTGGAACCACGTCACCGGCCTTAAGAAACCGGGCCTCAACCCATCCGCGCCCCTCGACCCAGAACCGATGCTCGGGCGTACACCTGACAGAACCACCGGTGTAATTGACCCGGACAAGGTCTGACCCAGGATTATGTTTCCACCCGACGACGGGCCGCAATTCCAGGCGGCCTGTCGTCGGGCTCCGGCTCCAGACGCGAATGTTTAAACGCTTTCTCACGATCTCGCCGATAGGAATCGGCCCGCGTTCGGTCGCAACGAGCGTTTCTTCCGGGAAACACAGCACTCTATCACCGCGTTCACCAGTGCCCGTGCCCCTGACAGACGACGCGAATTTCCACCCGTGCTTATTATTGCTGACCTTCATTACGCCCTTGGCCCGGAGCAAGAATTTGGCGCTGTACATGGCCTGAAACTCAGCGGACTCGATCAGGTCTAAAAACCGCTGGTTGTCGCGCTCGGTCAGCGTCGAAGAATAGCTGAATGAAATATACCGCAGCCCCGCGTTAATCGTCGCCCATTCCCACGCGGGCCAGAACACATTGACCAACAACGACTTCATTGACCCAGGTGGAACATTAATTAACAGGCGGTTAATCTCGCCCCGGCTGACTGCCTCCAGGTGGAGACACATCGCGTGCAGCGGCCAGCCGTCAACGAACTCCCGGCTCGGCTCAAGCACGTTCCAGAAATACCGCACGAAATGCATCAGGCCGCCGGGCCCCTTGTGCCGGTCGCGCTCAAGCCTGACCTGGAGCTCCGACAAAGCAGCGCCGAACATCTCCTGCTTTTTCCGGGCGGGCTGCTCCCGCGCCCTGAGCAAGATGCGCTCGTAATCCTTCACCCGGCTGTCCCACCGGTTCGCGCCGCCTTCGCGGCGCGAACCGCCCGGTGACACTTCGTCCAAGGAGCCTCATAGGGCCGATAGCATAAGTTCGTCAACCTCGCGTCAGCCTTCACCCCGTTCTTGACTTCGACCTGATAGCCCTCGGGCGTCGGCCCGACGAACGCTTCCGCGATCAGGTTGATGACCGAAAGGTTATGCGATTTCTTGTCCCGGAAAAGCATGACGTGCGGGCGGTTGCGATGGAGAAAAATCGTCATATACCGCACCTTGGTGCGCATGACGTGCCCCGTCGTGCCCCGGTGACACTTGCCGTTCGACCAGTCCGGCGGACTTCCCGCGCGCTGAATGTCGCCGCCCTTGTTGACGACCCGGCCAAGCGACGACACAAAATACCCCGGAAAGCCGACGACCGGCCGCCAATGCTCCTGGTCACTCATAGCCTTCCCCCGCGTTCGCCGTCTCTTCCTCCAACGTTTCCGCCGTGATCATACGAGAAAAGCGCGAGTCCGAGCGCGAGTCCGAGTTGACCGGCACATCGATCACCGGGCCAAGCTGCTCCTGCAGGCGGCCAATGAACTCCAGCAATTCGTTATTGTTCATCCCCTTCATGGCGTCAATGACCGTGACCTCTTTGCGGTCGATCAGAAGGCCATGCAGTTTCGCCAGCCCCATTGTCGCCTGCACGGCGGCTCTGGCGTCCGGCCGCCAGTCGCCCGAAGGGCCCGTCTTGTCTTCGATCTCGCCATCCGGGCCGCGAAGGGCAAGCTCGCCGGTCCGGGCGAAGTGCCGATCCTCCAAGAGCATCACCGTCATATGCTCCAGGTCCATGACATATTTTTCGGTAAGCGCCTCGCGCTGCACCTCTACGTCATCTTGCTGCATTTTCCGCAAGTCAGCGAGCCGCTTTTTGACTTTCGGGTTCTGCATAAGCTTATTCGAAAGATTATGCGCGGCGGGCCGCAAACTATCGCTGTCCGTCCGCTGCGTAAAAGCGGGCCCCCCTTTGCCGCCTACATCGTAGCCCGCTTTTATATACGCGTCAGACGGCGTCGAACCCGAAACAACGTACCTGCAGAAAGCCTCTTGCCTCCTGTTCAAGCCCGTCTCCGGGTTTTTCGCCGTCTGACCGACACCCTTAATACTCATGGCCCCTACTGTATAATTCCCGCGCCCGTCGCGTCTGTCATCGGTAGCGGCTTGTCCGCCTCCTTTTGCTGCGCTGGAGTAGCGGCGGGCGGGCTTGTCTGCACCGGCACACTAAAACAGTACATAAGCTTACCATTTCGATCAACTGCACAATTAAGCTCCATCGTCGGCGCTCTTACGTACAAGCCAGACTGCGCCACCGCTTGAGACAGCACTTTCGCCACATCTGGATGCGCCGCATGCGCCGTCGCCATCGCCCACGGCTTACGCAGCACATCCTTCTGTTTCTCCACGGGGATTAACTTGAACAGCAACTGGTCATCATCGGGGGCCATGACCATGGCGATCATCGCGCCGACCATCTGGACCTCGACGCGAACAGACACGTCTTCCGTGACGGAAGTGGGACCGGGCAAGCCGGGGTAGGCCAGACCCGGCGTTTTCGTAATTTTGATGCGCATTTCAGTCCTCCAAAAGTTCTGACAGCGCCTCGAAGGCGTCGTTGACGCGACCTATCGCTTCCTCGATCTCGAAGTTCGACGCCGGGTGAGATTGCTTCCAAGCGACCCATCGTTCGAGAAGCCGGTCAATGCCCCGGCGCTGTTTTTCCCGGCATCGAGGCTCGTCTTCGTCAACCGGGTCAAAAAGGTCTTCGTCTCGCATGTCGTTTTCGCTCTATTGCAAGGGGGTGACGGGGTGTGTATAGTGTCGCCGTCCCCTTATCGTCTTCGATTGGGCGCCCGGCGAACGCTAGACTTCCCCCGCCGGGCGTTTTCGCTCGTCTGGAGTTATGATGGGTTTTCGTCTTGCGTCGCCCAGCGCACGTCGCCCGGTTCGTGATGGCTTTGTGAGGTTGATTGAGTTTCCGGCTTTGGCGAGTGCTTCCTGACAACCGTTGTGACGGTATATTCGTCGCCGTCGGCATATACGCCCCTGAAAACGATCTCGACGCACATCGAGTCTATGACCCTCAACGTCGCGCCCATACCGGGTTCTAAGACGGTTTTCAGAAGGTCTGATGCTAGCGTATATAATTTCGTATCGACCCCAGGGGTTTCATCGGCGTCCATGGTTTGGCTCCTTTGTCGGATTCACAGTAGTAGGGAAGCGCGAGATAATAGTTTGTCAAGCTTTTTTGGTACTCGCGGAATGTCGTCGCAGAAAATTTTTTCGCAAGGCATGGGGCCCCAGCGGTGGCCAGGGGGCGCCAGGGGGGTCCCCCCCGGTCGTGAAACGCTTTGTTATGGAAAACTACAGCGGACTTCATGAAAAACCGTTAAGAATCAAAGACTTAACGAATGAAGTAAAACCTGGAGCGTTTAAACAATAGCATAGTAGAACGATACCGAAAGCGCCAAGGCAGCCTGTTTATCCTTTCGCATAAGTATTATTATGGTAAGAATAGGCGCGAAGCGGGGCGAAAAGGCAATGAGAACGTTTAAACGTAGTCATCGCCGCCCCATCCGCTATTCGTCCAATGCGCCTGGATCGACTAATTTCAACTCGCCATTACCGCATATGCAGCGAGGCGTTCCAAACGCTGCCCACCTTTTAGAGATTCGTATAGTATAACCGCAATCCGGGTCAGTACAGCACGCCTTTAATAGTCTAGTAGTCTGCTTAGGCGGTGCTGATGATTGGCCGTCGGTATTCAATATACTACCTGGAAACTCTGGCAATACTTCCAATACTCTGTTGACGAATGCTTTGAGCTCATCCCCCGCAATTGTTGCTCGCATTTGACCAGTCAAACCAACACGTTCTGCGCAACTCTTGAACTTTCTATTATGGCCTTCCTTGAGCCCTACTGCTACATGTACTAGTTCGTGAATAGTCGCTTCCACAAGCTGGAACGCCGTACATATCTTGGGATGTAGGAATATCTCATAATGGGCGTCCTGACTCTCGGAGCTGTTCCAGACTTCAGCAATCCGTTTGCCTTTTTTACCAGTTGAACAAAAACCAACACTTACGCGTATGTTGTCGGGTAATACTATACCCACGCGCTGTTTAAACAGCGTGCGTAAAACGGTATTAATGACCAATTGAAGCCAATCTTCGCGTGTGCTTACCGTAAAATCAGGCGCAGCACTATTTTTAGCGTCGCTTTCGGCTCCGTTATAGTCCACCGCACTAAAATGCGGCGCAATAGCGCCACCATAAAATATAGACGGCACCTCGGGCTTGGCCTCGGGCTTGGCCTCGGGCTTGGCCTCGGGCTTGGCCTCGGGCTTGGCCTCGGGCTTGGCCTCGGGCTTGGCCTCGGGCTTGGCCTTGGC